GAAGAGGAGATAGCAACAGACTTTAACGCCAATTTAGTCGATTTTATTGAAGACAGTGACCTCTCGAAGCTGGCGGGTGATGTCGTAAGCTCTATTAAGGCCGACAAAGAAAGCCGATCCGAATGGGAAAAGACTTATACTGACGGCTTAAAGTATTTAGGGATGAAGTTCGACGACTCCAGAAGCCAGCCCTTTGAAGGCTCTTCTGGCGTTATCCACCCCATCTTGGCTGAGTCAGTGACCCAGTTTCAGGCTCAGGCTTACAAAGAGCTTTTGCCAGCCAAGGGGCCAGTCAAGGCGGAGATTGTTGGGGCCAGAAATCCTGACGTAGAGACTCAAGCGTCTCGGGTTCAGGACTTCATGAATTACTACATTCTCAACGTCATGGAAGAGTATGACCCAGAGCTAGATATGCTTTTGTTCTACCTGCCGCTCGCAGGCAGCGCCTTTAAGAAGGTCTACTTTGACACAGGCATAAGCCGTGCGATGAGCAAGTTTATTCAACCCCAAGACCTCATCGTGCCCTACGAAGCTACCGATCTTTTTAGCGCCGAGCGCGTGACCCACGTTCTAAACATGAGTCGGAATGAAATCAAGAAGCAACAGGTCAACGGGTTTTACGCTGACGTGGAGCTAAAAGGCGGCTCTGTCAACGTATCTAGGAGCGATATTGAGGAGCAGATTGACGAAATCGAGGGCATGGGGCCATCGTACCAAGAGGATCGTGACCACGTCATCTACGAGACCCACACCATCTTAGATATCCCCGGATTTGAAGATGTCGGTGAAGACGGCGAGCCTACAGGCTTAAAGCTGCCTTATATCGTCACAATCGACGAGGGATCTCAGAAGGTCTTGTCGATTCGTCGAAACTACGTTGAGACAGACCCTCGCAAGGCTAAGATCAACTTTTTCGTGCAGTACAAATTTTTACCGGGCCTCGGCTTTTATGGCCTAGGCCTAAGCCATATGATTGGTGGTATATCTAAGTCAGCCACATCAATCCTAAGACAGTTAATTGATGCAGGAACCTTGGCTAATCTCCCGGCAGGTTTCAAGGCTCGCGGGATGCGTATTCGTGACGAGGACACCCCGCTACAGCCGGGCGAGTTCCGCGACATCGACACCACAGGCGCGTCATTGCGAGAAAACCTGATACCGCTTCCGATCAAAGAACCCAGTAACGTGCTTATGCAGCTATTAGGGCTGCTTGTAGAGTCTGGCAAGCGGTTTGCAAGCATCGGTGATATGAACGTGGGCGACATGAACCAAGCGATGCCTGTGGGCACTACGGTGGCTCTATTGGAGCGCGGCACCAAGGTTATGTCGGCAATTCATAAGCGACTGCACTACAGCCAGAAGCTTGAGTTTCAATTGCTCGCCAAGGTGTTTGCGGAGTATTTGCCTCCAAATTACCCTTATGTATCAAAGAACGGCCCACAAGAGATTATGGGGCAGGATTTTGATGGTCGGGTTGACGTAATACCCGTATCTGACCCCAACATATTTAGCCAAAGCCAGCGGATCACAATGGCTCAAGAGCTGCTTACCATGGTTCAATCTAACCCTGAAATTCATGGCCCTACAGGCATTTACGAGGCCTACAGGCGAATGTACGCGGCGCTAGGTGTCGATGATATTGACAGCCTTATACAGCCGCCACCACCGCCCCCGCAGCCAATGCCTGTTGATGCGGGTATTGAAAATAGCGGATTCCTGATGGGACAGCCGTCTCAGGCTTTTGAACCTCAAAACCATCAGGCGCACATTGACACGCATAGGTCTTTATTCTTGACAGATGTCGTTAAGCAGAACCCGCCTTTGCAGGGTGCGATAATTGGCCACATGATGCAGCACCTCCAGTTTATGGCTGGGCAGATGGTTCAGGGACAGATACCCCCAGAGCTTAACCAGCAGATGCAAGAAATGCAGGCGGCTGCCCAGTCAGGGCAGATTCCTCCTGATCAGTTGCAACAGCAGCAAAGTCAAATTCAGATGCAGATCGAGAAGATATCTTCTCCCGTCTTGGCGCAATTGACTCAAGAGCTTTTGGAGTCTATTGGGCAGGGCAACGAGACCGATCCTCTGGTTCAAATCAGGCAGCAAGAGTTGATGCTGAAGGAAAAGGCAATCGACTCAGAGAATGAGCAGTTTGAGGCAAAACAACAGCAACGTGCTGAGGAAAAGCTTTTGGAGAATGAAATCGCCAAGCAGCGTATGAATATCCAAAGGGAGGTTGCTGATGATAAGCTAGACGTAGCTATCCGTCGCCTAGATCAACAGGCGGATTTAAAGCTGCTTGACATGCAAAACAAAAACATGGGAGGCCGATAATGCCTGATTTAATATCATCAACAAGCTATGTAAGAAAAAGAATTGAAGAGCTGCGTGAAAGAAAAAGACTCGCCCGTGACGTAGAAGCCGCTCTCGAAGAAAAAAAAGCCAAGGACGCTGAAGAGAAGAAGCAAAAAAGCGATGCGCGAATTGCAGCCAAGATGGCTAGGCTCTCTGGAGCTGAAGCTCCCGCAGCAAAAGCGCCTGAGCCTGAAGAGGTCAAGGCCGAAGAGCCTGTAGAGGTTCAGGAAGAAATCGCAGTAGAGGAAGAGCCTGTTATCAAGAAAGCTCCAAAGAAATCTTCTGCGAAGAAGCAAACCGAACAAACTGAGGAAGAATGATGAAAGATTTAAGCAGAGTTAAAAAGGTTGACTCGCCAAAGAAGAGCATCAAATCAATACCCACCGACCCAGCTTTGGTTCGTCGGACAATGGGCGGAAAGATAAAAGTCATCAAGGCTCGCGGAGCTGGTGCTGCTACTCGCGGATTTGACTTTCACGAGAAAGTGTAGTGGATGACATCGATCTGGGTTCTCGCCTAAAACGGGTAATGGGTGACCGGCGAAAACTCATCCAAGAGGTCTTGATGGATGGAATGTTGAAAGATATAGAACATTATAAATCTTTGCAAGGTGAGCTAACTGTTATAAACTTGGTGGAGGAAACAATCAGAGAGTTCTACAAGGAAATCTAAATGACAACTCCAATAACAGACTCGGCTTACGTCTCAAGCGACGAACGAGTTCTTGACCCAACCTTGCTTGAAAAATCCGCCGTCGAAAGAATGCCTAACCCATCAGGGTGGCGCATGTTGGTTCTGCCCTACCAAGGAAAAGCCAAAAGCGAAGGCGGCATCCACCTCCTGAAAGAAACGGTAGACCGAGAGGCTTTAGCCACGGTGGTCGCCTATGTTGTAAAGATGGGGCCGCTCTGCTACGGAGACACTGAAAAGTTTGGAGACAAGCCTTGGTGTGAAGAAAAACAGTGGGTGCTAATCGGTCGTTATGCCGGAGCTAGGTTCAAGCTTGAGGACGGCGGCGAAGTCAGAATAATCAATGACGACGAGGTCATTGGCACAATTATAGACCCAGACGACATAGTGAGTTTCGCATGATAGAAAATCAAAACGCAGAGCAGATGGAAGAGGAGCAAGTCTCTATTGAGGTTACCGAAGATCCGGTAGAGGGATCTGGCGGTGATGGCGATGAGCTTGAAAACTACACCAAGTCGGTTTCTAAAAGGATTAACAAGCTTAACCAGAGGCACCGAGAGGCTGAGCAAAGGGCGCAGCAGCTTGAGCAAATTGCCTTGCAGAAAGAGGCTGAGCTTCAGCAGTATCGCCAGTATTCGATTCAACAATCTAATACTGTTTTGGCTAAGGAAGAGGAGGCTATAAACTCCAAAGAGTCTCAGATCGATGACGTTTACCGCAAGGCGGTTGAAAGCGGAGACGCGGATCTCATCACCAAGGCCTCTAAGCTCCAGAATGATATTGCTATTCAGAAGGAAAAGCTTCGTGTAGCAAAGTCTCGACAAAGGGCTGCTCAGGAAGAGTCTTATCAGTCTCAAGGTAACGAGCGGGTAGTTAATTACCAAGAGCAGCAGGTTCAGCAAGAGGTTACGCCAACAGAAGATGCGTTGGAGTGGCACGAAAGAAACCCTTGGTACGCGAACCAAGATAACGAAGATGACATGAAGGCGACCCAGTACGCCTACTATGTTCACTATAATTTAGCGAACGAAGGCTTCGACGTTGGTTCCGATGAATATTACGAAGAATTGGACAGCCGCGTCGGTACGGTTTATCCTCACACTAAGAGCGCCAGTAATGGCAACTCGAAGACCGTTCAAGGTAGAAGCAGACCCGCTGTGCAAAGAGTCGCTTCAGCTACCCAAGGTGGTGGTCGGTCAAAAACACAAGGCAAAAAGAATGGCGTGAGCTTTTCTAAGTCTGAGCTAGAGCGACTCAGGAGCCTCAAGCCGCATAATATGTCTGAAGAGGCATGGTTGCAGCGAGTGGCAAAAGAGAAGCAAAAAATTGCATCAAGAGAGGCAAGCTAAAATGGCAGAAATAAAAGCAAACGCACGTTCATCCCGTGATTCGCAGTCACACGATAATCAGACTCGCAGGACACCATGGCGACCAGTCAGGTCATTAGAAACTCCCCCAGCACCGGCAGGTTATACCTACAGGTGGATCAGGGAGTCTATGCTGGGACAAGAAGACCGAGCTAATGTCTCGCGTCGAATTCGGGAGGGCTGGGAACTCGTAAGAGGAACCGAATTACCTCCAGAATGGCGTTCTTTACCAACTATGGATAATGGCCGACACGAAGGCGTGGTTTACAACGAAGGGTTGTTATTAGCTAAGATCCCTAACGAAACGATTGAAGAGCGCAGAACCTATTATCGGGCGAAGAGCAGACAAGCTACGGATGCGCTGGACAATAATATGTTCAACGAAACCCGTGGTGACAGTCGTTACGTTAAATATGATCCTCAGCGCGATAGCAACGTCACATTTGGACGTAAATAGAGGTATTCAAAATGGCGAATAAAGACGCTGCATTTGGAATGAAGCCGGTCAGAATGATCGGTGGCGCACCTTACACTGGCGGACAGAGTCGATATCGTATTGCTGCGAATTATGGAACATCCATTTTTCAAGGCGATATGGTTGCTCAGGTCACCGGAGGTACGGTGGAAGTACACGCTGACGGAGGCACTGTGCCTGTAGTTGGTGTTTTTAATGGTTGCCAATACACCGACCCCACCTCTGGTGAGCAGGTTTACAGCAACTACTACCCTGCAAGCACAAACGCTTCAGACATCATCGCTTTCATCATTGATGATCCGAATGTTGTCTACGAAGTGCAGGCTGACGCGGCTTTCCCTGTTGCTGACTTGTTCGGTAACTTTGATATCGTGTACACCACAGCGGGTAGCACTTTGACTGGCATCTCAGGTGCTGAGCTGGAAGTAAGCACTGGTGCTACAGCTACAACCTTGCCAATCAAGGCGATTGACATATCGCAAGATCCGAATAACTCGGACACGGGCGCTGCAAACACTAACGTGTTAGTAGTAATTCAAAACTCAATCTTCGGCGTTAAAGGCGCTGGCTTAGCATAAGGAGCTAAATAATGGCTATTTCAAGAGCACAGCTCGCTAAAGAACTGGAGCCGGGGTTAAACTCCTTATTCGGTATGAGCTACGACAGCTACGACCGCCAGTATGAAGAAATCTTTGCTATTGAAGACTCACAGCGAGCCTTCGAGGAAGAGGTTTTGATTACTGGTTTCGGCGGAGCGCCAACTAAAACCGAAGGTCAGGGCGTACAGTTTGACAACGCCTCTGAGTCTTATACGGCTCGCTACACCCATGAGACCGTGGCTTTGGCCTTCAGTCTTACCGACGAGGCCGTGGAAGATAATCTTTATGATAGTTTAGGCAAGCGATATGTGAAGGCTTTGGCCCGATCTATGGCTAACACCAAAGAAGTCAAAGGTGCAGATGTATTGAACAATGCGTTCGATTCTGACTACACTGGCGGCGACGGTGTAACATTGATTAACACGGCACACCCTCTAGCGGGTGGCGGCACTGCTGCAAACCGTGCTACCTCAATGGCTGACTTGAACGAAACGTCCTTGGAAGATGCGTTGATTGATATCAGCACATTTACTGATGACAAGGGTCTTACGATCTCTGTTCAAGCATCAAAGCTTGTCGTACCACCTCAGTTGGTTTTTGTTGCTGACCGTATCCTGAACTCAACTTTGCGTTCTGGCACCGCCGACAATGACATCAACGCTGTACGCAACACGGGTGTATTGCCCGGGGGCTATACGGTCAATCATTACCTGACTGACCCTGATGCCTTCTTCTTGCTGACTAGCGTCACTGACGCTGGCGAAGGCCTGAAGATGTTCCAACGTACTGCGATGGAAACCACAATGGAGCCAGACTTCACGACTGGCAACATTCGTTACAAAGCCCGTGAGCGTTACTCTTACGGATGGAGTGACTGGCGTGGAATCTACGGTTCACAAGGCGCTTAATTGTTTCATGTGAAACAATGAAAGGAGGGGGCATTAGCCCCCTTTTTTTTCTTTTGATTTATCGATTATTGTCTTAACGGTTTTCCAAGTGATTCCTGAATAAACCCCGATCCGACGAACTGACCAGCCCCTGCCGTGACGGTCTATGACGTTTTCCTCTAGCTCGGCCCTTGTGTCAAACCGACCAGTGGTTAGTGGCCGGCCCCGCTTAACCGGCTTGGTGAATGGCGCGTGAATCATTCTTACTCCTTTGAGCGGCTTACGCCGCCTCCTCTTCGTTGAATTTAGCCTTGGTTGGACGCTTGAAGAATCCAAACTTATCATCGTCTTCTGATGGCTGAATGGTTGCTGAGAATGACACTGATCGACCTT